ATGGATGTTCGTATCGCACTATCAAATGGCATGAATGTTGCAGCTGTATTCCACAAAGTGCCAGAAACATATCTTGGTCGTCCAGTTATCAATGGTGACGAGACGGATCTTCGTTTCTTAGATCCAAAGGGTGTTATCGTTGGCTTAAAGGCTAAGGGTAAAGCAAAGAAAGACACAACTGGCTTCGTGGTGTAACTATGACATTAAACGATCTCGCTTCTAAAGAAGTAATCTTTCGCACGAATAAAACAGTCGTTGCAACTAAAGCACTAATCTCTATGGTTGAACATAAACCAATCAGAGATTTTTTAAAGAAAAGTGTTGGGTTGCCAGTAGATAAGATTGCAGAATTTGTTGGTGCGTATTTACTTGGACACCAATTGGTTGATGCTAATGGATATGATACGCAGAAGGGAAACAAAAAGGTAGAGATCAAATGGTCATTTTTGAATCGATCTCTAAATGGTGGTGGAAACCCAAACTATCAAGCCAATATTGCTAATCTTTTAACCAAGTCTTGCGACCTTATGGTTTTTGTTTGCGATGATCATTTACCACCATCTCATAAAGACCACATCCGTATATTTTTATTTCCTGCAAAAGTATGGAAACACTATTGGAAAGGTGATAAAGGAACTATGGCTTTTGGATCAAACCAAAAGAAATGGTATAAAGAATATCGTATAGAATTGTCTTGACATTTATTCAATATTAAGGTATAATAGATCTTATGCAAATGCTACATACATCACTTGGAAAGTCTAAGAAGAAGAAACCGACTGCAAAGCAACGAGAGTTGCAGTCGTCATGGGAAGCCATGTTAAAGAAGTATGCCACAAAGACGATTGTTCCTAAAAAGCAATCACTCAGTGAATCATACTCACTTGGAAAACCTGCTTGTCGTGAGACACCTAAGATTCCAAGTCTTCCATTTACTGGAGCACCTTGTTACAAAAAACCAAACCCTGTTTATACTGGTACTGCAATAAAGGGTATTGGCACGATGCACAAATCAAATGCAGTGCCTGTTTTTAGTGACGATGAAGCAAAAGACATTGCTTCTATGAGGAGATAATATGGATTACGATGACCCACCAAAAAAGTATAGTAGCATAACATATACTGTAAACTATGATAAACTGTTCTTTGAACCATACATTCAATGGACTCCAGAAAATGTTTCTTATTCAGATAAGATTAAAGAACTTAAAGTTATGCAAGATCAGATCGAAGATTTAATCGAACTGGCAGTAGAAAAATCTGAATGTAAAGATGCAAAAGAAGTTATTGAATATATTAGGGGATTGAAATGAGTGAGTTTTGTGTTAAGTGTGCTGAGAAAGAAACTGAGATAGAACTTCTTCGTAAACGACATTATGATGAAATGCAATGTATGAAAGCAAAGATTGAAAAGCTGCAGAATGAAAATGATGCACTAATCATGGATGTTGCATTCTATGGTGGTAACATGATTAACTTGTCTTGCAATAACAAATAAGGTATAATATGACTATGACTGAAAAATTGCATGACTTGACTGTGCAAAAAATGAAATTAGATAAATTCTTCTCTATGTTCCTTGAGAAATTTGAACGACAGATGGATCCTGACAGAACAGATACACCAGTCTGGAAATTATATAAAAATAAACTCAAAGAATATGAAAAAGTAGACCATGAAATTAAAGCAACTAGATATTGGATCAATAAGGAACGAAATGTTTAAGACTGCAAACGAATTTTCTCTACATATAGAGCAAATGGTTCGTGATACTAAACTGAGTTATATGGATGCTGTTCTTGAGTATTGTAAAGAGAATTATCTCGAACCAGAAGATGTGGCAAAGTTAATTAACAAGTCACTCAAAGATAAAATTGAAATGAATTTTCGTGAATTGAACTACTTACCAAAGCAAGCACAATTGGATGTGTAATGGATGGATTTAAGGCATATCGTTATTACCTAGCAATTAAACTCCACTTCACCACAGACAGATTTAATGTCTTTCAGAACAGAGGTAGTGTTCGTGGGACTCGTGAAGCATTTAATGCTCGTAACGACAGATACATATTTGAGAAGTTAGCGTCAAAGCGACAAGATGATAAAGAAATCATCCAGTTCTTTGTATCCAACTTTGCGTATGGTAACGACCAAGCCATTTATGCTGGTCAAGAAGCAGAAGATAATTATTTACAATGGCAAAAACGAAAACAGTCTATGACTAAGATTTTCGTTGATGATTTAGCAACACTAATAACACATATTGAATTAAACAAGTTGAAACCAACTGCAATATTTCAATTTACAGAAAACGAATATCCTGTAGCACTAAAATTATTTGTTGGAGGTAAAATTGCGATAGAAACTCTAAATATTATAGACGACATGACTGGAATGCTTGATGATTGGATAACTCATCCATCTGTAAGATACATATGGGAAGATGAGATGCGAAGAATTAAAAAGTTGACTGGGTTCGTGAAATACGATAAAATTAAGATAGGTAAAATCTTCCAGCATTTTAAAGAAGAAATTGCAGAGTGAGTAACATGGGTAAGACATATAATAAACCAAAGCAAGATGACGAATTTTCTGGAAAGCGTTCTGGAAAGTCCACTGGTAAAAAAGGTGGTGGTATGAAAACGCTAAATAGTTATGTTGAAGAAGAATATGATGATCCATTTGTCGATGAGGTAGATGGAATAACTGATGAAATCTTTATTCAACATATAAAACAAGACGATACAAATTAATACATTTAATACAAAGGAAATACGATGGACATTCAAGCACTACGCAAAATGCGCAACTCAGACTTTGGAGCAATTAGCTCTGCATTCGAAAAAGTCGCAAATCCCCAATCCGAACAAAAGTCTTTTACAGACGATCGCTTCTGGCGACTCGAAGGTGACAAGGCTGGTAACGGAACAGCAACACTCCGATTCCTACCACGTGTAGAAGGTGATGAACTCCCATGGGTTCGTATCTTTTCTCATGGCTTCCAAGGTCCAACTGGAAAGTGGTATATCGAAAACTCCCTAACAACTCTTGGTGAAAATGATCCAGTCGGTGAATTGAATACCACTCTTTGGAACTCTGGTTCTGAAGCGAACAAAGAGATTGCACGTAAACAAAAGCGTCGCCTAAGTTTTACAGCCAATGTTTTGGTTGTATCAGATCCTAAGCATCCTGAGAATGAAGGTAAAGTATTCTTGTGGAAGTTTGGTAAGAAAATCTTTGATAAGATTATGGACAAGGCTCGTCCAACTTTCGAAGATGAGAAACCAGTCAACGTGTTTGACTTCTGGGAAGGTGCAAACTTCAAACTCCGTATGCGTAAGAAAGATGGTTACGCAAACTATGATGAGTCTGCATTCATGGAGCCAGCACCAATCGGTACTGACGATGAAATCGTTAAGTATGCTTCTGCTCAGCACAAGTTGTCTGAGTTTACAGATCGTAAGAACTTCAAGTCTTATGATGAGTTGAAGAAGAAACTCAATGAGGTTTTATCTGGTGATTCTTTTGCTAGCAAGTCTGCTGCACAGATCGCTGAAGATGAAGATCGTCCTGTAGCACAAGCACCAAAGATTGCTTCTAAACCTGCGCCATCACCAAAGGCAATGGAAGAAGACGATGATGATGTTATGTCTTATTTTGAGAAGATTGCTAAAGAAGATTAATCTTTAGAATAGTAAAAAGAAAGGGATCGTAAAGATCCCTTTTTTGTTTTATGCAGCAGATAATCGTCTGCCGTATGCAGCGTTACTTGATTCATTGTTTCGAACATTTGGTTTAATAACATTGGTAGTTCTACTCATGTTATTGACTGGAGCATTAACGATATTAGTTTTATTACCACCACCGCCACTTGCTGCAGCATTAGCATCAGCATTGGCTCTTGAACCACCCTCAACTGCACCAGCTGGTCTCAATGAAGCACCCATTGCAGCAATTTTCTCGATAGGGAGTGCAGCAATTGCTTTAATCTTTTCTGGATCAACTTGAGAGAACATTCCCAAACCACGAGCAATATTAACTACACCAGTACCTGCTTGGTTAATTAAGTCACCCTTTTCACCAAGCATCATAATTTGTTCAACTGGAGATTTTTGACCAGTTGCTGCATGTAAGAAACCAGACACCAAATTAGTGACACCAGCAACTGCTGTTCCTACTCCAAGTGCAGCCATACCAGCACCAATAGATGCTAAACCAGCACCAACTAATAGAAGATTTGATCCATCGAGTTTGCCGATTTTCTCAAGACCATCAGTCATTTCAGAGAAACCTTTGCCTACTGCCTGCATTGCTTCACCAATAACTAATAGTGCTGCACCCATAACCAACAGTGAAGCACCACCAAGTGCAATTAATGGTGCAGCCATACCAGCCACAGCACCAATAACTCCAAGACCAGCAATGGCGACCATACCTTTACCGATTGTTTCCCAATCTAAATCAGAGAATGTTCCAAGTGCTTCACCAATACCCCATGTTGCCAAAGCGAGAACACCGAGTGCTGCAGCACCAGCAATAATATTACCTTTAACTTTATCTAAAGCAAGAGCAGCAATTACAAGACCACCAAGAGCAACCATACCCTTGCCAACATCTTCCCATGCCACTTCACCGAAATTCTTAAATGCTTCTGCAGCAACGTAGAGTGCGCCAGCGATAGCAATAAGACCAATACCGAATTTCTTCATGCCATCTAATGCTTTTCCTGCACCACCACTCATTAAACCAGCGAGTAATCCACCACTCTCTTTACCACTTTCGTCTGGTTTTGCTTTAGCAGTGTCTTGTTTTCTTCCACCAGTATTATCTGCAATTGCTTGAAGAAGTTCCGTCTGGTTTCCTATTTGTTTGCTCTGTTCTAGTTGTGCTTCTTCTTGAGCACCAGAGTCTGCAAATTGAGCAGTTGGAGATTTTTGCACATCAGATACTTTAAGAGCAGTCATCGGTGCTTTATCTTCATCTTGTCGAACCAAGTTAGAGCGCACATCAAATTTAGCGTACTCTTCTGCACCTTTAGATTTTTCAGCAAGAAGTTTTTTACCTTGAACAGTCTTAGCAAACTCAGCATCAGAAAGACCACCAGCACTTTCCTTAAAGTCTTTAATAGCAGCTTCTGTTTTATCTAATTTCTTTTTAGCTGTTTGAGCACCCTTAAAATCTTCTGCTAATTGTGAACGAGTCTTTGCAGTACCATCTGCATTAGTAGATCCTAATTTCTGTTGGGTTTTGATGAACTTTTCTTTTTCGATAGACTTATCAAATATACCACCAACATTTAGCTTCTTCAATAATCCTACTTTCATTCCAGCAGGAGATAGACCATCTTTTAACTTTTTACCAAAGTCTTCAAACTTCTCACCCATTGTTTTAAAGGATTTCATTCCCTTGGCAATACCAGCAATGGCTTCTGCTTCTTCATCACGAATTCTGCTGATTTCTTTTGCAGTTTTTAACTCATCTTTATATGTGGTGATTAGTTCTTTTTTAACTTTAAGAGTTTCAAGTTCAACCTTAACAGAGTCAGTCGCACCTTCAGTTTTCAAAACTTGCATTTTCTCCATCATCTGCTTCATGGAGCTGACGTGTTCTAATGAGACTTTCTGTACCTCTAGTAATGATTTAAAATCACTAGATGATACATGAACTTGAATTGGTGGTTTTGCCATCTGTTACATCCTCTTTTTGGATTCTATTCTTTTCTTTTCTTCTTCAAGATACTGAATTAACATAAAGACATACACTTCTCGTTCGAAGGGTATCATGTCTTCCAGCTCAGCCAAAGAGTATTTGTGGTACTGCATCATCGCAAAATTCATTTTATAATAGTTCTCAAGCGATTCATGACTGAGCAATACTAAAAAAAACTTTGGAGTCCCTCCAGCATCTTAACATGGTGTCTATTACACACTGGACAATCGTATTGAATCTCTTTTCTAATCTTCGGCATAGTTTCAAAGAACTTTTGAACTCTTGCGAACTGTTCCGAAGATAAATTTTCAATAAACTGTAACAGTTCAGCTTGTGTCTGTTCTTTAGCGTAAAATAGTTGTTCACCATCATATATGTAATCAATAGATAGAGCCATGATATCAAAGACTGTATCTAAGTCATTAACATCAAAACCTTCTAATTTCTTAATAACATCAACTGTAGGATATTTCATCACTACACCGACATTACCAAATAGTTCGATCTTATTGGTATGGTCTTCTGACTTCTGTACTGTGATAGTGGATAGATCAACAGTAACAGTGGCTTTAGCCTTTTCGTTCTGTTCACCATGATCCAAATCGCAAGCAAAAATTAAGTCAACTGTTTCACCAACAGATTTACCACGGATCTGAGTAAACATATACTCTAGATCGAATGTTGCTAGTTTTTCAACATCCATTTTATCTTGTACGCAAGACTTAACGACTTGCTTTAATGTTTCAATCATTGTTACAACATCTTCAGATTGCTGAGCAATCAAAAGTGCTTTCTCCTCTTTAACGAGGAATGGACGATATTTTACTGTCGCTCCACTTGAAGGCACAACCAATGTATAGATTGGCGCATTCATCATAGGTAAAGCCATAATTATTCTCCTTTAGACATATTCTTAATTAACTTATTCAACTCAGCAGTGCTACCTGTAAAGATAACATTGTTATTCGTCACTTCTTTTCTAGACCCTTCTTTGGGTGTATCTAGTTTTTGTTTCTGTTGATGTAAATCCAATAACTGTTGGTTTATATCAGCCAACTGCTTCATTAGATTACCAACAACCTCAAATGCTCTTGGGTGTTCAGACTGCATAGCCACATCAAGTGATTTCTGTAGTGCTTCCTGTCCCTGTTGCAATAATATACGAAGATTACCTCTAGTGACATCGAAGTCATCTTGAATCTTATTTGTAGAGTCGTTAATAACTTCTCCAGTCTTTGTAATCACTTCAGTCTGCCCCATTGGTTGAATTCCAAATTCAGCAGATAATGTTTCATCAATTTTCATTATTTATCTCATAGTTAGAATTTTAATAATCCTGGAAGTTTTGTGACTCCGTAAGATAAAGCAGAACCAGTTAAGAAGTTACCTGCTCTGGTACCAAGTGTATTATTAATGGTCTCTTGGAATCCACTAAAATTCTGAGTCATTCTATCCAACAAATTAGTAGGAACTTTCTGCCCATCAGCCAGCGGAGACTTAGGTGATGCAATCCAATTTTTGTACTGCATGCCGATGCTAATCTTCATAACATCTTTTGATGCATAGTCCATCTGAATAGAACTGATAGTTTTAGGATAGCACTCAAACAAAGTTACATCATAGCGAGTTTTATCATTGATATCTTGAACTTCAATACGCATGTCAGCGATATATGTATTGTAATAGTTGTATGTTTTAGTCACTGGATTTGAAATCAAATTGGACCAGTCATCAAATAATGATTTAACTTTCATGTCTACGTCTACATAAAAAGACATAGTGATGTTGTCATATATCTTCTCGTATGGAACTTCACGGAACTCACCAAACATTCTATTCTGAGTAGTGGAATAATTTGTTCCTGGAAGTTGAATTTGATCGCAGAACAATAAAATCTTTTGTAAATTACCTGGATTAATACCTGCTGGTGGAGTGAACATAACCGCATAGCGATTAGTTCTTGCCAGACCCCCAGATTTAATATGAGAGATAAATTGATTGATAGGTTTCTGGTCTTTTCCAGTAACATTGTTTGTAATATCTTTTGTGGAAAATGGTAAATTAAGTGCCATTTTATGCCCTTCTAATTATCTTGGCTGAATCAGCCCAGACTTCTTGTTTACTTGCCCCAACAAATCTTTCAACTGGAAGTAACATAGCTGTTGCCCAATCCGCAGAAGAAACTTGTCTAAATTGTGTTCTAACATGACCAGTAAGATATTGTCTTACGCATGGTTGTGCTGCAGCAAATCTAGATACACCATCAATAACTTGCCAAGAGTACTTCAATCTTGTTGTCTCATCCATTCTACTATTGCTTTTAAACCCTATTAGTTTATCCAACAAACCAACTCTAAGAGGATATGGTAAATAGTGCATATTTAACCCTATGAATCCATCTTGGGTTTTGCTGAATGGAAATACCAAAGGAAACCTATCATAATAAGGTAGTTCCTTCTTCATTTTTGGATCGTATACAAACATGTATAGTTTTCCAGGCATTATTCTAGTGACTAGTTGATCTGGATTACCATTCAACACTTTCGCTGGAGTGAGTTGTTGCTTAGTCATCAAAGTGACTTGTTGTTCGAACCAACCTTTAGACTTTCTGACGGCTGTCGTTAAGTCGTATTTATTGCGTTCAAATACATCGACCATTGTTTGTGTTTTAGCCATGTTATTATTTAGGTGACAATCCTAACTCTTTCTCTGTAATAATCTTAAATTCCCATCCTCGATCTTTGGCGAACTCGATTGCTGCTTCCCATTTGGCTTGGTTTTTCATAAAAGTCAAAGATTCTGTAATATATCTTTGGGTTTGACGTCCTGGATAAATAGGAGGTTGGGTTTGTGCAGCTGGTTTTACCTCTATGATATAGGTTTTACCTGTGCTAACAGTTATCTTAAAGTCAACAAAATAACGATGGATTCGGCTATCCGTGGGACAACGATAAGGAATAATAGTTTCCTCCGAACTCCACTTCAGAACACTGGGATTTTTATCACACCAAGAGGCAAATCTAGTCTCCCAACTCGATCTCATGATGATATTGGTTGGGTCTCCTGTATACTTCTCAGGGAATATTGGGATAAACTTTCTCTTATGGAACATAAATAACTAATTAGGATAATAACCACTATTTAGGTTAAAGGTACAAAATGAGTATATTCACCGATGCGTTAAACTCAGCTAAAAGTGCAATTCAAAGTGCAGAAACTTTTGCAAAGAAAAGGCTGGATGATTTAGGAAACCCACTTGGTTTGGATAATACAAGTAGAAGGGGTGCAGGATCTTTCAACACTGGACAATATCAAGTAAACAGCCATACATATCCAACTGATCTTTTATCATCAGTGGGCAGTTATGGTGGTAACTATGTTATATTTTACATTAACGTGGCAGTTGATTCTAAATTACAAGGAAATTCTTACTCTGAAGATTCATTTGTGCCAGTTGCAGATGTACCAAGAAGAGATCGTGGATCAATCGCAGCACTCAACTTAAATTCTACTCAACTTGCAGCAACTGTCACAGGAACTGCTGCACTTCAGGGTGCTTTGGGTGGTGGATTACTAAAGGGTAATATAACTGGTGCTGCACAAGGTGCAGCTGCAGGTACTGTCGTAGGTGGTGTTGTTGGTACTATAGTTGCCAACGAAGCTGCAACAGCAAGTCGTGCTCAACGTAGACTAAAAACTGCCATTGCCATGCACGTACCAAATCAGTTATCTATTCGCTATGGTGTGACATATGGTGAAGAAGATACTGTTGGGTTTTCAATGGTAGCAGCTGGTGGTGAACAAATTGCCAATGCCTTAAAGGGTGGTGATATGAAAGGATTGGGCGAAAAGGCATCAGCCATTGCCACTAACCTAGCATTATCACAAGGACCAGCAAAAGAAGCCATGTCTGCAGCAACTGGTCTAGCAGCAAACCCAAAGAAAGAACAATTGTTTAAAGGTGTTGACTTTAGAACATTTAGTTTTGATTATCAATTCTTTCCAAGAAGCCAAGATGAAGCTGCAAATGTATTAAAAATTATTAGAGAATTTAAATTTCATATGCACCCAGAGTTTAAAGACGCTGGCAATTTCTTATACATCTATCCTTCTGAGTTTGATATTTCCTACTATCAGAATGGTACAGAAAACTTAAATTTACATAAACATACATCATGCGTTCTTCAAGAGTTGAATGTAAACTATACACCAAATGGTTCTTTTACTACATTCCCAAATGGAATGCCTACACAGATTAATGTGACATTAGGATTTAGAGAACTTGCTCTACTCACCAAAGACAAAGTGGACGACGGACTATAATGTACTTCAAAGAATTCCCAAAATTTCAATACGACTTTGCATACGAAAACGATACAAAAGTTTCCGTTGTACAAGATATCACAAGAAACATTCGTTTCCGTAGAGATGTGCTTGCCAATGTTACACTCTATGATGAATACGATATTATTGACGGAGAGACTCCAGAAATCATTGCTGAAAAGATTTACGGTAATGCTCAATACCATTGGATTATTATGCTTGCCAATGAACGACATGATTATATCAGTGACTTTCCGCTACCAGAATATACATTAGAAAAATATATTGTAGACAAATATGGAGCACAACGATACGCTACTCATCACTATGAAAATGCTGATGGGTTTGTAGTAAATTCTGATGCAACTGGAGCAACGTCTGTTTCTAATGATGATTACGAAAGAGATTTAAATGAAGCGAAAAGAAGAATTAAAATAATTTCTCCAGAATTATTATCCATTATTTTGAAACAATATGAAGAATTGATGTAATGAAAACCAGTCAACAGTTGAGATTTGCTGGTGATGTTAGCATTAATAAAGTCCAGATAGTAACACCAACTGGGTTTTATCAGGACATCACAGCTCAAGTTTTAAACATTCAATTTTATGAAGACATTTTTGCTCCATTTATAACTGGAAGTATTGTTGTTAGAGAATCGTTTGACTTAATTAATCTTTTCCCCTTCGTTGGAGAAGAATATCTTGATTTAGATGTAACAACTCCAACTTTAAAAGATTCTAGTATCAAAGGTAGATATTACATTTACAAATTAACTGATAGAGAACATCTTGGTGATAAGAGTGTTGTTTACCAGATACATTTTATTTCGATTGAATCTCTTGCTGACTTGAATAAGAAAGTTAGTAAAACCTTTTCAGGTAAAATTTCAGATTTAGTTGAGGCATTTGTTAAAGATAAAAATTATGGTCTTGAGAGTGAGAAAAAGATTATCGTTGAACCAACAAACAATAGCGTGAAATACATTTCAAATTATTGGAGTCCAATTAAAAATCTTAACTATCTTTCTGACACTGCTGTCAACAAAAATAAAACTCCAAACTATGTGTTTTTTGAAAACAGAGATGGGTTTTACTTTATTAGTTTAGAGAGATTATATCAAAACACAGTTACCTCTGAATTCGTCTATGACAAGTATACTCGTGATAAACTACCAGATGGTAGAGATGTCCGTAACGTAAACCAAGATTATAAACGTATTCTTTCAATAAGTATTCCAGTTGCTCATGATTACATGGACAGACTTAGAAACGGTATGCTTGCGTCAAGACAGTTTTCCTACGATATTACTAAGAAAACTTACAATGTAAAAAACTATAATATGTTGGATCGTTTTAATGACCAAAAGCATTTAAACAAATTTCCAATAAATTCTAATAAAGTTATTTTTAGAAATAACTCTACCATGATAATTTATCCTAAAAATTATGGTAACTTTAATGGGTTTGGAGATGTCACTGCTGCTCACTCCAATCAAGAAAGAATTTCTACTTTAAAATTAGCAGAAGCCAACAAGATTAATATTACAGTTCCAGGTAGAACTGACTATACTGTTGGTCAAAAGATTGCCATTATTCTGTACAGAGTTGAACCTGCCAGTAAGAAAGATCAAGATCTAACTGATAAGATGTTTTCAGGTTATTACATTGTTGCAGCAATTAACCATGTTATTGATAAAGAGAAACATGAGTGTTATATGGAATTGATTAAAGAATCATCACAGATGAATATGAATAGGAACAAATAATGAATTTTTACTATGGTGTTGTAGAAAATAGAGAAGATCCATTGAAACTTGGTCGTTGCCAAGTTCGTATCGTTGGTTTGCACACTCATGATAAAAGTTTACTGCCAACAATAGATCTTCCATGGGCTACACCGATGCAGCCAGTTATTTCTGCAGCGATGAATGGTATCGGCTGGACTCCAACTGGTCCAGTCCCAGGAACAACTGTAATTATTTTATTTGCAGATCAAGATCAACAACAACCAGTGATGATTGGTACTGTTGGTGGTATTCCACAAAGTAAACTATCAGAGTCTTCAGTTGATATTGAACAGTCAGGTGCTATTGTTACCGATGGTGGAGTATTAGTAGATAGTAGTGGTACTCCTATTACATCTAGTGATGGCACTCCTATCACTGTTGGATCTACTGCAGCAACTACTTCTGAAACTACTCAGCCAAATCTAACTGAACAAAAGACTCCAAATAAACCATCAGATTCTGCATTAAATGCATCTATTCCTACAAAGCCACCAGCTGGTTCTACAAATAATCCTACCATCGCTGAACAAAATATTAAGTATTTGATTGAGGCATGTGACAAAGTTGGATTAACAAGTAAGTATGCAAAAGCAGCTGTTCTCGGCATTTGTGGTGGTGAATCTGCATGGTTATGTATTGAAGAAGGATCTTTCTATTCAAAAGCCAGTTCTCTTTCTGCAATTTTTAAAAGATCTTTTCCAACACCAGAGTCTGCAGAGCCATATGTTAAATGGCAAGGTACAAAGGCAGACTTCTTTAGAAAAGTTTATTCACCAGAAGGTAATGGTAAGTTAGTTGGGCATAAAGATCCTGAAGATGGTGCAAAGTACTATGGTCGTGGATTCAACCAAATTACTGGTAAATCTTTGTATCAACAATTACAAAAGTTTTTATTATCAAAAGGCATTCCAGTAGATTTTGTTAATAATCCGCAATCATTAATTGATGATCCAAAAACTTCTGCTCTTGCAACTGCTGCTTTCTATTCGTTAAATGTTAAACATGATATTAACGATCCAGGATATTTTCAGACAGCATTGAAGCGTACTGGTGCAGATGCCAATGGTACTGGTTATGCAAAGAAACAGAAATTCTATGAATACTTTTTGGGCGCAACAGTTACTGTTGATTCTACAAATAAGCCTGCAGCTGATGATCAAAAAGTTTATACAAAGGAAGAAGTTAAAGATCTACCACCTGCTAAACAAGCAGCACTGTTGGAAGATCGTTCAGATGCTAAAACAGTTGGTTTTAAAGATCCAAAGGGTAAGTATCCACTGAGACATTTACTGGATGAGCCAGATACTAATCGTCTTGCACGACAAGTACAAAAAGAAACTGCAATTGAGTTTAAAGACTCAACACGAACAAAACAAATTCCTGCAGCAAATGATGGAGATTCATGGGAACAACCTCTTGCTCCATTTGGTGGATTATATCCTTACAATAAAGTTTATGAATCTGAATCAGGACACTTGTTTGTTTTAGATGATACACCTTTAAACGAAAACGTAAGTCTATATCACAAGACTGGGTCATTTATTGACATTGATGCCAATGGTACTCAAGTTAATAAAATCGTTGGCGATGGTTATACTATTATTGATAGAAATGGTGCAATTTATATCGGTGGTTCATGTAACCTAACAGTTGGAAATAGCGTAAACATTCTTGTACAAGGTGCAGCCGATATTCAAGTTGATGGTCCATCTACTATTAACCTAAACAACAATGCCGATATTGGTATTGGTGGCGATCTTAATATGGTCGTTGGTGGAGATTACAATTTACAAGTTGATGGTAACTTTAATGTTAAAGGTAATAGTTCTATTGATATGCAGTCTGCAGCAGTGACTTCTATCAAAGCAGGCTCAGCTCTTAATATGCAGGCATTACAAAACGCAAGTATTAAATCAAACGCTGATATGTTCTTGGAAGCAAGTGGTTCGCAAAATATTAAAGCAGGTAGTAATGTTAATGTGGATGGATCCGAGTTTCATGGACAGGAAGGATCTGCTGGCGCAGGTGTAGATGTTAAAGATTCTAAACTAGCATTGACTGCCCCAGAGTTTACTGATGGTCGTCCAGATCAATTTGGTACTTTATCTACTCCTGTTCGTCCAAGTCCACCAACAGATTTAAAGTATGCTCTTAATGAAGAGAATCAAAAGTTAGTTGATGACTATATTGCAAACCCAACTAAATATAAAAATGCAGCAGCTGCTGCAGGTGGAGTTAAAGAAAACTACGCTGGAACACCTAAGACTGATGAGAGCGGTGCTAGTTTAATTGCTGGAGCAACTGCTTCTGACTTATATCAATTCCTCACTAAACAACTTCAGTTGGCAGAGTCTGGTTATTGGAGAGAAACAGGACAAGGTGGTAAACCAAGTAATGCTAATATTACTCGCATCTGGGCAGACCTTGGATATTCTAAGACTAATCCATATTGGACTACTGATCAAACTGCATGGTGCATGGGTTTTGTAAACTGGACATTAAAGCAGTGCGGATATCGTTATGTTCAAGAAGCTGGAGCACGAGCAATTAAATCAAATCCAGATAGATGGAAAGCAACACCAATCACTGACTTTAGTCAGGCTGAACCTGGAGATATCGCTCTCTGGAGTTATGGTCACGTAAACTTTGTGTATTCAAACAAAGGTAATGCATTATCTTTTGTTGGTGGTAATCAAACACCAAAGGCTAAAACAAATAACCCATCCGATGGAGATGTTTCATTATCTTGGCCAAGTGGATATAAACTTCCAGGAAATGGATCTTTAGTTGGCATTTGGAGACCAAGTAAGGTTTAGTATGGCTGGAGTATGGACACCCACTGAAACTTTGCTTGGAACTCATGTTGAATTAGAATCATTCAGCCATAGTATTACATATATTGAACCTGCTGGAGAGGGTGACCCACTGGCAAATCCTCCCGTAGAAGGAACAGAAGAAATTCGTTATACTGTGAGAATAGTTCCATTGGAAGGAAATCCTACCACTGTTACTTTTACTACAGGAGATCCAGGAATTGTTGCAGGATTTTTTAAAAGAGTTTTTAATGATACAATACAATATAAAACCTTTAATAAACAAATAAAAACTGTAGTTACTGATCCAGACAATGGTGCGTGGGATAAAGTTATTAATTCCGAAGTGTATGAAGCAACATCATTTAAAGCTGATACATCCAGAAACATTATAAGAAATTACAGAGCAGAAGCATTTATTAATGATCCTTTAGATCCGAACTACTTGGATATCGTTGCAACAAAAAATTACACTATTAATATTCGAGATTTAAACTGGACCACAGGACAAACCCTATTAAAGCAATTAGTAACTTTAACTCAGAGTAGATAATGCCAGCGATATCTTTAGAAGCACAACAATCAACAGGACACGGATGTTTTCCTCCGACTCCAGCTGCTGGACCATACACAACTAAGTCTTTCTTCAATGGTAAGGCTATTCAGTTACTGGGACATACTCAGTATCAGGCACATACCTGCGGAATAACTACTCATCCTAATTCTGCTCGAAAAGTATCATCTTCTTCCTCCACTTTCTATTTTGAAGGTAAAAAAGTCGCTCGAATCGGAGACGATATTGCCTGTGGAGATACAATAGCTGAAGGATCGCAAGATTCGTTTATTGGATAGACTAAATAATAATATGTCAAGAAATACAAGAACCTTTTCGGATTTAGACTTAAATTTCACTGCTCACCCAGTGAATAAAGACATTGTACGTCGTTTTGATGATAATGCCATTAAGGCATCGGTTAAAAATCTTCTTTTGACTCGAAATTTTGAGCGACCATTTCATAGCGAGATAGGTTCTCCTATCAGAGCGTTGCTATTTGAACTTCCTGGACCAATGTTTACAGTTATGATGAAACGAGCCATTGTGGACGTTATTAATAACTTTGAACCACGAGTGAACATTATAGACGTATTGGTGAATGATTCATTAGACGAAAACGCAGTCTATATTACATTAAACTTTAAAATAGTAAATACCCAGAGACCTATCTCTCTGGATTTAGCACTAGAGAGAACACGATAATGGCATCCAATAATAAAAGAATTAGTGTATCAGAATTAGATTTTGATAACATTAAGGCTAACCTAAAAGAATATCTAAAAGGTCAGGACACATTTACTGACTATGATTTTGAAGGATCAGGACTGTCCATTCTTCTAGATGTTCTGGCTTACAACACTCACTATAACGGTATCTATACTAACCTTGCTGTAAACGAGATGTTTCTTGATTCAGCAAGCAAAAGAGCGTCTGTTGTTTCTCTTGCCAAGTTACTTGGATATACTCCAAACTCAGCCAAGTGTGCAACTGCCACAGTAACTTTGAATATTACATCGCCATCTACTGGACCATCCGTTGTTACAGTTCCAGCTTTTACTCAATTTAATACAACTGTTGATGGTAATTCTTACGCATTTTATACTACTCAAGAGTATAGCGCAGTTGGTGCTTCAACAAATTATACGATTCCAAATGTTGTTTTAACTGAAGGTTCTCCTTTAGCATTTAAATACACAGTCGCTTCTGGCACACGATACATTATTCCAAATGCCAATGTAGACTTAGCCACTGTTAAAGTTCGTGTTCAAGAAAATGCAACATCTTCCAATTTTACCACTTATACGATTTCTACTTCTATTATAGAAGCCGATTCAACTTCAAAAGTGTTTTGGATTAAAGAGATCGATGATGGTTTATACGAATTAACATTTGGCGATGGCACTCTTGGTAGAGCACTTGACAATGGTAACGTAGTTAATATTAGTTATTTTGTTTCTAGTTTAGATGCACCAAATGGTGCAACCCTATTCTCATATGATGGTTCCACTCTTTATTCTGGAGCCAATGTTTCAATCACAAATACTTCTGCTGCAATTGGTGGTGGAGTAGTTGAAGATATAGAAAGTATTAAATTTAATGCACCAAGAACTTATGCTGCACAAAATCGTGCTGTGACTCCAGATGATTATCGTGCGTTAATTTATGCTAATTTCCCAGAAGCTGCATCAGTTGCTGTTTGGGGTGGTGAAGATAACGATCCACCTATTTACGGCAAAACATATATTGCAGTAAAACCAAAAACTTCAGGTAAGTTAACAGTTCAGCAAAAATCAGATATTATAAACACAATTTTAGAATCAAAAAATGTTGTATCAATCACTCCAGAAATTATCGATGCTGAAGAAATTAACATCGCATTAACTGTTACCGTATACTACAACGATAGAGAAACAGGATATTCCTCAACTGACATAGAATCTATTGTTCGTCAAGTTATTTTAGACTACAACGAATCTGACTTACAAAAATTTGAAAGTGTATTTCGCTATTCTAAGTTAAGTCGTTTAATTGATGCAGCTGAACAGTCTATCACAAATAACATCACAACTGTAATATTAAGAAGAAATATATCTCCAAGATATGGTATTTCTGCTGAGTATAATATTAATGTTATTAATCCAATTTATAACGAGGGTGTTGCTGAAGATTCAATCACTTCAACTGGATTTTATATTCAAGGAAGCGATTTTATTCACTATCTAACCGATGATGGTATTGGTAATATGATTCTTTTCTATCGTTCTGTTGGAACAGCAACACAAGATGCTCAAAATATTATTGTAAATAATTCTATTGGAACTGTTGACTATGCAGCTGGAAAAATCAATATTAAGAATTTAAATATTACAGGACTTGCAGATCTTGATTTTGAGATTAGCATTAAGCCACAATCGAATGACGTAATATCTGCGTTCACTCAAATCGCACAAATAACACCAGATCACTTATCTGTAACAGCAATTCCTGATAAGACTGCCAATGGCGATCTCCGTGCAGGTAGAAATTATACATTCACTTCTAGCCATTCATAATGACAATACCTCGTCGCACATTATCATCTTTAGTTGCCAGTCAACTTCCTGAATTCGTCAGGGAGGATAACCAAACATTTGTAGCGTTTATAGAAGCGTACTATGAGTATTTACAGAATACAACTGGTAATGATTTAAAAACACTTGGCGATCTTGATACTACTTTAGACTCGTTCATTAAGTACTTTAAAAAAGAAGTTGCTGTAAATTTTCCACAACCTGTAGTAAATGAAAGATTTTTATTACAGCATATGAAAGATCATTACCTTGCAAAAGGTAGTGAAGCATCTTTCAAATTTTTGTTTAGAGTTCTTTTTGATAAAGATGTCACATTAGAATATCCTTCTCGCCAGATGCTCCGTGCATCTGATGGTCGATGGAATCAAGATGTATCAATTTTTGCCAGAGTTAATGCTGGTGATCCAGATTCTATTATCGGTAGAGTAGTTGATGTAGTTACACCGAACAGAACTATCAGACTGCAGATTGACAGAAGACAATACGTTGAAGTTGAAATTGATCGTATTGTTGAGATTGCAGATGGTATCTATGAATTCTTTATTGATCGTAAATTCTTTGGAGATATTTCTCCAGGAGATAGAATTCGTTATGAAGATACTTTTGATGCAACTATTTTATCAACTACCTCAAAAGTTACTGTTCAACAAAAAGGTAAACGATTTAGACTTGGTGATTTATACGAAATTAAAAACGGAGATGGTGCAGGATCAATTCTAAAAGTTTCTGGTATTAATGATACTGGGGGAATTAACAGCATTGAATTTGTTAAATACGGTATTAATTATACTGGCGACTTTACTGCAACTATATTACCACTTGGTGGACAATCAGCCACTTCTGCAGGATCTACTGCATTAACTATTGGTGGTGCTTCTCCAAGTTTTAATGTATCATTAAGTGAAACTACTAATGGATTCTTTGAACAGGGTATTATCAACAACTCAGACTATAACACTACTGATTATTGGGATGGTACTTATGTAGGTGATGTTGTTCGTGAGTTCTTCGTTGATAACAAATTTACTGTTTTAGATCCAGATGAGCCAGCAATTATTAAAATTACTCTCGGTTCTCTTGCAAAATATCCAGGATACTACACAAGCAATTTAGGCTTCTTAGATGATGCTATTTACATCCAAGATAGTAGATTTTATCAAGCATTCTCATATGTTATTAAAATTGATGAAAAGTTAGAAGCATATCGTTCTGCGGTTAAAACATTAATTCACCCTGCTGGTATGGCATTGTTTGGTGAGTATGACGTAAGAAATCAATTTGATACTGGAACTAGCCTAACATCTATGATTCGTTTCTTGGTACTACAATTCCAAGACGAAGCATTTGTTACCCATGATGTTCCTACTTTTGTGGTAACCAAACCACTGTCTACTCACTTCCTGTTCAATGGGGTTACTGCAGATACGAGTTCAGTTACTCTACAAGATACAAGTACACTTTTTGTTGTAGATAAACCACTCGATACTCACTTTCTAAATGATGGTACTACAGCTGATACAAGTTCTGTTACAATGGCAGATACAAGTAGAGTTAAAGATATAGGTAAAGCACTTTCTACTCACTTTTTAAATGATGGTACTACAGCTGATACAAGTTCAGTTTCTCTAACAGAAACAACGTATGACTATGATTACAGTTCATTAACACGTATTGGTATTAGCGTACTTGATACTACAAAGATATTAAATTCTACAGTTTATGATCATTATTTAAATAATGGTACAACTTTAGATACAGATACAGTTTCTTTGGGTGTTGCAGTTCCAAATTTTGAAGTAGAAAAGGCATTAGATACACATTACCTATTTGATGGAGTTACTGCAGATACAAGTTCAGTGACTATGAGTGATACTACAGGAACGAATAGTACTAGAACTGTTCCGTTCTTTGTCCTAAATAAAGAATTGGCTACCCATAATTTGTTTGATGGGTCTACAGCAGATACAAGTTTAATTACAATGGCTGATAGTGGAGGAAGTTTATGGTTAAGTCCTTATACAGATCCTTATCCAACTAGCAGCTCTTATTTTGCAAACGATAGTGGAAACTATACAACAGGTGAATCCACCTTCACAGGATAATTAATAAAAGGAGATTTCGATGAATTTACAAGAAAATTTAAAAATGGTTGGTGAATTGACTATTCAAGTTTTTAATGAGAATGGTGATTTAAAATCAGCAACTAAAGTACCAAACTTAGTAGTTACTAACGGTAAAAACTATATTGCTAGCCGTATGGTTGGTACTGCTGCTACAGTTTTGAGCCATATGGCTATCGGTACTGGCACTAGTTCACCAGCAATTGGTGATACAAATTTGGGTACTGAAGCATATCGTTCTTCAATAACTTTGACCAATCCTAATGGTGGTAACACTATTGTTTCAACTGCCACTTTTGGTGCAGGTAATGGTACTGGTGCTATCACTGAAGCTGCAATTTTTAACTATGGTACATATGCTGCTAGCCCAACATCTGGACAATATATGCTTTGCCGTACAACTTTCCCAGCAGTTAACAAAGCGTCTGGTGACTCTATTGCAATCAGCTGGACTGTTACAGTAAGTTAATTAAAAGAAAATACACATGACCACATCTGCGTTAATGAAGTCTATTCTGCATAATTCTATTGCAGATGGACTATACAATGAGGTTGTTACTAGACATAGTAGATACTACTACTATTTGGGGAAAACAGTAACTTGGACAGATGAACTAACACCTCCATATCCAACAGATAGTCTTGCATATGAATTTTCTTCACGTAATGATATAATTACAATGAAAGAAATTAAACCAACAGATATAGCGTATGTTATCCCACGCTATAACTGGACCAGTGGCACAATTTATGATCAATACGATGATCAATATTCCACTGAAGTGCAGGGTGTTAATTTAACAGCTGGTGGTTTTGGTTATGGTTCTGATCCGTTCGTTTATATTGGATCTCAAGGTTCAGTTAATTGGACAGCATCTACTTCTTATATTTTAGGTAAGTTGATTAAATCAGGTAACAATTATTATATTGTAACCACCACTGGTGTTACTGGAACTACTGCTCCTACGCACACTTCTGGTACTGTCACTAATGGTACTGCTCCACTTCAGTGGGTCAGTGTTAGCAATGGTGGTGGTACTGGCGCAACTGCCACATCAACACGAATTGAAGGAAGTGTTGCTGGTATTACACTAACTGCTAGAGGTTCAGGATATACCAGCATTCCAACTTGCATTATTGCTGGTGGTGGTGGAACCAATGCAGCAGCAAGCGCAGTTGTTACAATTTCTCCAAATGGATTCCAAAAATTAGAAGACTCACTATTTTATGTAGTGACAGATGAATTTAACGTATACAAGTGTTTAGATAATAATCGTAATGCTGTTTCCACTGTTAAACCAACATCAACAACAGTTGATCCTATTGTTTTATCCGATGGTTATATGTGGAAGTTCATGTATAATGTTCCTATTGCTTTGCGCAATAAATTTGTGACAGACGATTACATTCCTGTTATAACTGCATTACGTAATCAATTTTATTCAAGTGGACAACTTCAAACTATTCGTGTAGATGCTGGTGGTTCTGGATATACTTCTGGAACAATTACCGTACAGGGTGATGGAAATAATCAAGCAGATCCAATATACTTAACTGGAATAACACTTTCCAGCGGTGGTAGTGGATATGTTAGTCCAACTGTTTCAATTGATCCACCATTTACTGGTGTCGCTGCTTGGCAAGCCAGCACTTTAGTTTTAACTGGACAAAAGTTATCTTTTAATAATAACATTTATGAGGTAGCTGTTTCTGGCACTACTACTACTACTGGTCCAGTTCATCGTTTCAATACAGTTGCCAATGGTACTGCTGCTTTAAAATATGTTGGAACACAAGCAACTGCCACAGCAACAATCAATGGCTCTGGAACTATTACAGCATTAACATTATATGGATTATTAAGAACTATTCAAGTCTTATCTGGTGGTTCTGGATATACTTCTGCACCAGCTATTACTGTTGGGACTTTGTGGACTGCATCAACTGCATTAACATTAAATTCTCAAGTTTATTATGCAAATAATTTGTATACTGTAACTACAGCTGGAACTACACATGCTTCAACTCCACCGAGTCATACAACTGGTGCAGTCGCTAACGGCACAGCAACCTTAACTTGGGTTGGATATCCAGCAACAGCAAAAGCCATTCTATCAGTAACTTCTATCATTCGGTTTGATGTTACAGATCCAGGACTTGGATACAATGCTGCTCCAACTATTAACATTGGAACACAGTGGACTGCATCGACTGCAGTAACTATTGGTCAACAGATTTATTTTTCAAATAGACTTTACACTGTTGCATCAGCTGGAACCACTCATGCTTCAACTGCTCCAACACACTTATCTGGAACAGTGTCAAATGGTACAGCAACACTAACATATGTTGGTGTTCAAGCTACAGCTACCTCAACAATTAAGTATGGTGCAGGATACTCTTCAAAACCAACTATTACTGTGTCTGGATCTCCAGGTACAGGCGCAAATATTACTTTTACGTCAGAAGATTCTACTGCCAGACTAATTCCAATTTTTGATGGTGGACAATTAACCTCAGTGCAGATCGATGATCCAGGAGTTGGATATACTTTTGCAAACTTAAACGTGACTGGTAATGGCACTGGCGCATTAATTTCTGCTGATCTATCTCCAGGTGATGTTAATACGCTTCAAGCGACTATTGAACTGCTTACTGTTGATGGTCGTATTATGAATATTCCAGTAATTTCTGGTGGGTGGGGTTATGGTGGTACACCAACTGTTACTATTACTGGTGATGGTACAGGTGCTGTTGCTACAGCAACTGTTGTTAATGGTGCAGTTACTAAACTTACCATGACTTCTTATGGTTCTGGATATCGTTATGCAAATGTTGTTATTTCTGGAACTGGTTATGGAGCAAAAGCCAGAGCCATTATTTCTCCATTTGGCGGTCATGCTAAAGAAGCACTAAATAACTTTTATGCAAGAACATTAATGTTCTATAGTAACATCAGCCAAGATAAAAATCAAGGATTTGATGTTAATAACGATTATCGTCAACTGGGTATTATTAAGAATCCTAGACAATATGGAAGCACCAATAGTTTAACTTCTATTTTGGCTTCTACTTGCTGGGTGATTTCTGCTACTACAAATACTGCATTGTTCCCAGCGGATTCTATTATTACAAAATCCAGCGATTCAACTCGTTTTAGAATTGTTACAAATACAGGCACTGCTATGTTGGTGCAAGCGATAGATAATGCAAGTATTGCTATCGGTAATAACTTTACCAATGCAGCTGCCGATGTGTTTACTGCCAGCGCAGTCACTCCTCCAACAGCAGATAAATACTCTGGAGACTTAATGTTTATCGATAATCGAGCAGCATTTACTCCTACTGCCGATCAGACAGTTACATTAAGAACAGTTATTCGTTTTTAATAAATTATTCAACAGGATAAGATTAAACAATGTTAGACTTCAATACAGAACCGTATAATGACGACTTTGATGAGAATAATAAATTCTATCGAATTTTATTCCGTCCATCTTTTGCTGTTCAAGCCAGAGAATTAACTCAGCTACAGACAATTTTACAACAGCAGATTGCTTATCAAGGTAACCACATTTTTAAAAATGGTGCGATGGTTATTCCTGGACAAGTTTCTCTTGATTCAAATTATAACTATGTAAAATTACAAACTTTTTATGGTTCAGACGTTATTGAAACTTATATCGATAATTTTGCTGGAAGAAAAATTCAAGGTGATTCTGGTGTAGAAGCAACAGTATTAAAAGTTGTTCGTGAAGAAGGATCTGACGAAACAACTCTTTATGTTCGTTATAGTTCAGCTGCAGATAATAATTTAACCAAAACATTCTCTAATAGTGAAGTTATTACGACAACTAGCGGAACAGGTACATATACAGTTCAAGCTATTGCTTCCAATGCTACTGGTGTTGGTTCTGCCGCAACTATTGAACGTGGTGTTTTCTATGTTAATGGTCACTTTGTTCTTTGTGATGCGCAATCTATTATTCTTGACAAGTATAACAATACACCAACATATCGTGTTGGTTTAAAAGTTAATGAAGTTAAAACAACTCCAGAAGATGACGAAACTCTACTGGACAATGCTCAGACTTCATATAACTATGCAGCTCCAGGTGCGCATCGTTATTATATTGATTTAATCCTAACAAAAATTCCATTATTAACTGGTGCTTATTCTTGGACTGCAAATACTAAAGTTGCAGTAGGCGACATCGTTAAGAGTGGAAACCTTTACTTTCAAGTAACTATTGCTGGAACTACTAGTTCAACAGCACCAAGCCATACATCTGGCACTGCTTCAAATGGTAGTGCAAGTTTACGATATGTTCAAACTTATGTAGCATCATTGGATATTGATTCAGATTCTAATTTTATTGAATTGCTCACAACAAATTCTGGATTAGTTCAACAACAAGTTACAACAACTACCTACGCTGAAATTGAAAAAACTTTAGCACGTCGTACATTTGATGAATCTGGTAATTATACTGTTAGACCATTCCACATAGATGTTCGTGAGCACAGAAATAATAATCGTGGCGCATGGGTAACTGATGTTGCATATTTAATCGGTGATGTTGTAACAAATGGTGGTATAACTTACGTTGCCACAAATAATGCAACATCAAAAACTGTTGCTCCAGTTCACACTACTGGAATTGTATCAGACAGTTCTACAACTGGTGGTGTATCGTGGGAATATAATTTGACTCCATACTACAATCGTGGTATCTATAGTCCAACAGATGGATCAAATCCAGGTAGTGACGATAAACTGGCTATTGGTTTAGAGCCAGGAAAAGCATACGTTCAAGGTTATGAACTTGAGAAGATTGTTACTGAATATGTAACTATTGATAAAGCACGTGATTACGTTCAAGTAAATGATAGTTATCTAACTACACCAATTGGAAATTATGTTCTAGTTACTAATATTAATTCTTTACCGCCATTTGATTCCACATCAGGAATGCCAGCAGTAACTCTGTACAATAGATTTACTTCTTCAGTTGGTGTAGCTCCATCGAGCGCAACTGCAGTTGGCACTGCACGCATTCGTGGTATTGAGTGGGACAATGGAACTGTTGGTACACAAACTGCTGTTTATAAAGTTTATCTGTTTGATGTACAACTCACAACAGGATACGATTTTGCCAGAGATGTAAAATCATTCTATTATAGTCGTTCAGATACAAATTTAAACTTTACTGCTGACATTAAAGAACTAACTACTAATTTAATTGGTTCTGGAACAACATACAGTTCTTATCCAGGGACTCGTGGTGCATCAACTACCATTTATGGTGTTGGTACTGCGTTTTCTGGCGGAACAACAAACCCAGTTGCCAGTCCCGCTCTTAAAGTTGGTGATTACATTTATGTTGGTTCTACATCAAATCGTCGTAGAGTTGTTACAATTACAAACAACGAACAAATCACTGTTGATTCTAATGTGACTGTTGATGGTGGTATTATTAGTCTTATTCAAACCAATGTACAAGAACCACAAAACGATTGTTTAATATATCCTTTACCAAACTATGCAATTAAATCAGTTCGTGCAGCTGATGGTACAACTTTAAATATTATTTACTATGGTATGCAATATTTAACTGGATCGACTGGTTCTGGTTCAGGTGGATTTTGTACTTTGCCTCTAACAACTTCATCAGGTGTATTTGCTGACCCTGCTGAAACTGATAATTATATTCTTGTTTATAATGATGGTAGTGCAGGTGGTGCTGTAGTTAGCCCAACATCATATACTTCTGGTGGTAGTTCTTCTATCACATTTACGTTACCAGACACTTATGCCAGCAAAGATTTTATTGTTATGGCAACTATTAAGAAAGTTGATATTGGAGAAAAGAGTAAAACTTTAGCTTCCGCAACTGTAACTTTCACAACACAAGCCACTGCATCTAAACCTGTACTATCACTTGGTAAAGCAGACATTCTTCGTATTAAATCTGTTAAGATGGATACTGGAACATATGCATCACCAACTGGTAGTTATACTATTGATATTTCAGATCGTTATGATCTAGACAATGGTCAAAGAGACACTCATTATGATCTTGGTAAACTAATATTAAAACAATCTTTTTCTCCTCCATCTGCCCCAATCACGATATCTTTTGATTGGTTTGAGCATGGTACTGGAGATTATTTTACTAAAAATTCATACCCGATTGATACCAGTATTAAAACTAATGATGTTCCATCTTATGATGGTTACTCTCTTCGTGATGTTATCGATTTCCGTCCAAGAATTGGTGATGGTGGTGTAACTTTTAATGGTGCAAATTCATCATTCTCACTACTACCAAAACGTGGTCAAGATTTAACTGTGGATTATTCATATTATCTTGCACGTAATGATAAAATTGCTATAGATACTAGTGGTACATTTATTGGCATTAAAGGTGTATCTTCTTTAAATCCTGTAGAACCATCTGATCCAAATATTGGTATGGTTCTTTACAAATTAAATCTTGAACCATATACATTTGGCACAACAAATAAAAATGTTATTGTTCAACAAGTTGACAATAAGCGTTATACAATGCGTGATATTGGTAAACTAGAAAAGCGTATTGATAATCTAGAATACTATACTTCTTTATCTCTATTAGAACAAGAAACAAAATCTCTTTCTGTCACTGACTCTAATGGTCTAGAAAGATTTAAAAACGGATTTATTGTAGATTCATTCACAGGACATAATGTTGGTAATACAACTTCACCAGATTACCTATGTTCTATTGATATGGAACAAGGTGAATTGCGTCCATTCTATACAATGAATAACGTAAACCTTGTAGAAAACGAAAGTAGTGACGCAAATCGATTAACTGATGGATATAAACTTTATGGTGATCTTATTACATTACCAGTTAAAGAAGATATTCCACTCGTCACCCAACAGTATGCATCTCGTATAGAAAACATTAATCCATTTGCTATTTTCACATTCCTTGGTAATATTCGTATAAACCCATCATCAGATGATTGGTTTGAAACAGTGAAGGCTCCAGATATTGTTCGCAACGTAGAGGGTAACTATAATACTATTGCAACTCTGGCTGAAAAAGCTGGTGCTCTTGGCACTGTATGGAACGCATGGCAAACTACATGGGTTGGCGCAGAGCGTAATCTTAATGTATGGGAAACTTCATCATCAGGAAGAAACTGGTATTCATGGGCTCAATATCAAACTGTTGCACAAGATGTTGGAATGGCTCGCTCTGGTGTTAAAACATCACTTCAAGTCACAATGGACAGACAAGTTGTTGATGATAAAGTTATCTCAACTGCTGTTATTCCATATATTCGTCAACGAAATGTATTAGTGCAAGTTAAAGGATTAAAACCAAATACTCGTTTTTATCCGTTCTTTGATAATACAGCTGTATCTAATTATTGCACTCCATCTTCTTATCTAACATATACATTACCAACAGCAACTTCTCCAGACTTTGATACATCAAAGAACGCTGGTATTGATGCAACAGACACTGCACGTATTATTAATAATTTACCTGCTGGTGTTTTGTATAATGATACTTCTGGTAATATGTGTTTGAATATTGGTGATAGAATTACTGGAGGTACTTCTAGTGCAACTGCTGTAGTTATTGGTAAAGATTACAACGAAGATACAGGTGTTCGTCGTTTGCATATCGTAAACATTAAAGGAACATTTACATCTGGCGAAACTATTACTGCCTTTGGTACTGGCTCTGGTGCAACTGCAACTATTAGCGGTACTATGCCGACTAATGGTTCACAGGGTGGTTCATTAATATCTAACTTCGCTGGTGATTTGGATCTTATTTTCTGGATTCCAAATGAAGATTCTATTAAGTTCCGCACAGGTACTCGTGAATTTAAATTATTAGATGTTACTACTTCTGATGGTCAATCAACATCATCTGCAAAAGTTCAATACCAAGCTACTGGTACTCTTCAAACTAGACAACAAACTATTAACTCTGTGCGTAATGCAACTATTGTTCAAGAAGTTGTTAATGAGAGCACCACAGTAACTAATACATCAAATCGTCTTCTTAATTCTTACTATACTTGGTGGGATCCTCTTGCGCAGACATTCTTGGTACAATCTCCAGGTGGAGCATTCTTAAGTAAAGTTGATATTTTCTTTGCTACTAAAGATTCTGCAATACCAGTCAATTTGGAAATTCGTGAAGTTGTTAATGGATATCCAGGGAAAAAGGTTCTTCCATTCTCTAAAGTAACATTAATGCCAAGTCAAGTTAACCTGTCAGCTACAAATGTTGCCATGACAGATGGTTCTGGTGCTTCTTATCCTAAGTATGACACTCCAACCACCTTTGTATTCCCATCTCCTGTTTATGTTCAGGATGCGCAAGAATATGCTATTGTATTATCGTCAGATTCAAATAATTATAAAGTTTGGATCTCTCAGATGGGCGATCGAATTCCTGCATCTTCAAGAACTATTTCTGAACAACCATATGCTGGTGTTCTGTTTAAATCACAAAACTCAACTACTTGGACTGCCAACCAAGACCAAGACTTGAAGTTTACAGTTTATCGCTGCAAGTTTGATATTGAACGCACTGGTCAGGTCGAGTTCGTTAATGATGTGTTGTCCACTAACTTAATTGAGACAGCTCCATTCCAAACTGCAAGCGGAACTAATAAAGTTCGTGTATGGCATCAAAATCATGGAATGTTTACAGACTCGAAAGTAGTTTTTGATAACATAAATACTGCAGTTTATACAGGCACTGCTGGTACAGGTACATTTACTTGTTCTGATTCTGGAACTACTGTTACTGGTGTAGGTACATCATTCAATTCAATACTAAATCCTGTTGGAACTACATTTATTCGTGCATCAGACAATAAAGTTATTGGCACTATTGCATCAGTTGCTAGCAATACAAGTTTGACTTTAACTGCTAATGCTTCTGTAACAGTAGCATCTGCAGCTGCATATAAGTTGGCTTCATCAATGAATGGAATCCCTGTAACTCAAATTTACACTAATGTTTCTACTAATGCTCAAATCCAACATACAATTAGTGATGTTGATTTAGACTCTTATTGTATTACTGTTAGCACTAATGCCACTAGCACTGGATATGGTGGTGGAGATGGAGTTCGTGCGAGTAGTAACATAATCTATGATGCTGCAATTCCTTCAATACAAGCACAGGTTTTCTCAGATACAACTGTTGATTACAGTATGAAGACAGTTTCTGGTAAATCAGTAGATGGTGGTGAAACTCCATATGTGTATGGTACATATAAGGGTGTTGTTCCAAATAACAACAATTATTTTGCTGCACCACAAGTAGTCGCTTCCACAGTTAATCAATCTTCTGGTAAAACTGTAACATTACAGGCAACTATTAAGTCTACTAATAATGCACTATCGCCAATTATTGATACTCACAGAGTTTCATTGATTGCAGTTTCTAATAAGATTAATAGCCCAACTGAATCTAACATTAACGTATCTGCACTTGATAATAGAACAGTATTTACTGGTGCAACTGGAGCTTTCTCATTTAGTGGTAAAACTATTACTACTTCAAATGCCTCTGTTGCAGCGTTAATGCCAAATATTCAAGTTGGTAAATATATCACTGTTTCTGGTTCGACTACTGCTGGTAATAATGGAACATATCTAGTGACTGGTGTTGCTGGTGATGGTTCAAGTACAGGAACGATTACTGTTGAAAGAACTGCTAACTTTACTGGTGAATCCGCTGTTTCTGGAACCACTGTTGTTGTAAGAACTCTGTTCGTAGACGAGATTGCTCCAATCGGTAGTTCTTCAATAAATAAGTATGTTTCACGAGCAATTACTCTGGCTAATCCATCTACATTCTTTAGAATTAAATACGCTGGTAATATCCCGCAAGAAGCCAATGTATTGGTTTACTACAAAACTTCTCCTGTTGGATCTACTCTAGATTTTGATAGAATTAACTGGTCTTTAACTAGCCCAGATACTGCAATCGTTAAGGTTCAAAATGGGGATACAACCTTCATTGACGTAGATTACTCCGAAGAGAATTTACCTCAATTTGATGTAATTGCAGTTAAGATCGTTATGCAGTCTACAAATAGTTCTGCAATCCCTAAGATTAAAGATCTACGAATTATAGCGTGCGCATAATATGTTCTTAAAAGTAGAAGGAGATCCCAGTCTAGTAAGAGATTCCAGCACCATGGCTATCCTAAATACTAATGGAACAGATTATGAGAACTATATTCGCAGAAGACAGTCTTTAATGTCTGATAAAGAGCAACTGGCTAATCAGGCAAACGAAATAAATAACTTAAAACAAGATTTGAGTGAAATCAAACAGATGCTTTCAGCATTATTGCACGATCGTACAAAAGGATAAGTAAAAAATGTCAACAATAACCTTAAGAGCGACTAAAGGTTCACCTCTTACCAATACTGAAGTCGATACTAACTTTAGTAACTTAAACACGGATAAACTAGAAAGCACCTATGCTGGTGCCATGAATAGTTTAACTGGCGGTACTTCTATCGCCACTGTAGGAACAGTTACTGCAGGTACTTGGTCTGCTGGTACTATTGCAGCGACTAGGGGTGGTACTGGTCAATCAACTTATGCAGCTGGTGATTTGCTTTACGCAAGTGCTACAAATACTTTAAGTAAACTAGCTAAACCATCCACTGCTAGTTATCTAAAGATGGCTTCTGATGGTACTCCATCTTGGGACACACTAGGTTTAGATGACATTACTGCCACTGGTACAATTACTACTGGTACTTGGAATGCGTCTGTTATCGGTGCTGCATATGGTGGTACTGGTATTGCAAATAATGCAGCAAATACTATTGCTTTCACTGGTAACTACTCGCTTGGTTTAACTCTAGCTGCAAACACATCTCTTACTTTGCCATCTTCTGGTACAGTGGCTACAGTCGCAGGTTCTGAGGCATTAACTAATAAATCAATCAATGGTTTAACTGTTACATCAAGCACTGGTACTTTAACCATTACTAATGCTAAAACTTTATCTGTTTCTAATACACTAACATTTACTGGTACAGATTCGTCTTCAGTAGCGTTCGGTGCTGGTGGTACAGTTGCTTATACAAACGTGGGTACTTTATCCAGTTTAGTATCAGTCGGTACAATTACTACTGGTACTTGGTCAGCCACTGCCATTGCAGCTACTAAAGGTGGAACTGGTTTAACAAGTTATGCTACTGGTGATATCGTTTACGCTTCTGCTACGAATACCCTAAGTAAATTAACAGCAGGTACAGATGGACAAGTTCTAACACTTGCCAGTGGTGTCCCATCATGGGCAACACCAACTGGTGCTTCAACAGGTAAGGCTATTGCAATGGCATTAGTTTTTGGCTCATAATTTTAAGAGGAAATAAAAATGGCAAATCCAAATATCGTATCAGTAACCACCATTAATGGTGGTACTGCATTTCAAGCATTAACAAACACAAATGATAACGCTTTAATTAGTAATGCTTCAGGTAGCAATACTATCACTAAAGTTAACAACATTTTTGTATCAAACGTAAATGGTGTTGCAGCTGCGACTGTATCACTATCATTCCGTAATCAAGCAAATGCTGTTACTTCTGGTACTTTAGCTACTGCTTCTGCTGGTACTGCATATCGTATGGTATATCAAATTTCAGTTCCAGCAAATACAACTTTAATGTTGTTGGATAAAGCAGGTGCTATTTACTTGACAGAAAATACATCATTATCTGTACAGGCTGGCACAGCAAGTTATCTAGAAGTAGTTGCTTCGTTCGAAATAATTTCTTCATCCTAATTTTAGTAATTTTTGAAAAACGAGATAGGACACCATGTCTAAAAGATATCCAGGAAATTTTATCACTGGTAATCCAGTAGCATTAACACAAACATCAAATAATGGTGTTTGGGATTTAGCGGATCAGTATCAAGCCCATACTACTGGTACTTGGCAAGAAGTTGATGGTATCCATGAGATTGGTAGATCACTAAGATTTAGACAACCTGTATCTGCTTATCTTGAGCGCACACCAGCAGTTTCTGGAAATCGTAGAACTTGGACTTATTCTACATGGGTTAAATTTGGCTCAATTACCAATGGTAATACATTTAATTTTGGTTTATCTCCTCAATATGGTGGAGATGGCGGAAACGAATGCCAAATGTATCTTTTGTCATCAAGTGATGGTAATGCCATTCGTGTTTATGATAGTGGTGGTTCTGCAGGTTATTTTGTAGTTAGAACAACAACATTTTTTCGAGATCCAAATGCGTGGTATCATATTGTAGTTGCTGTTGATACCACATTAGCTGCTCCAGTTGAACGTGTTAAAATTTATGTAAATGGTGTTTTGCAACCTTTAAATATTGAAGTTCAAGTTTCTCAAAATGCACTCACTGGTTGGAATCATACGTTCCGTCATAGAATAGGGGTTCCAGGATATACTACTAATAGCAGTCAAGCACACGATGGTTATCTAACTGAAATTAATCATATCGATGGTCAAGCATTAGATCCATCATATTTTGGTTATTTTGATTCAATCACAAATATTTGGCAACCAAAGCGTTATACTGGTGGATATGGCACTAATGGTTTTTACTTACCATTTAGTGAAAATCAAACTACATTAAATCTAGGTAGAAATTTTGTTGGTTCAAATTATTTTACATACTCAGAGCAATTTGATAATGCAGCTTGGTCAAAATATCAAAGCAGCGTCTCAGCTAATGCAACAACTGCACCAGATGGGACAACTACAGCAGATAAGTTAGTAGGTTCAACTGGAACTTCTGGCGATCACCAAGTATACCAATCTGGTATGGTGACTGCTATTAATAATGGTGTTTATACCTTTTCTTGTTATGCAAAAGCAGCAGAAAGATCTATTCTTAGATTGTATATTCAAAAACGTGATGGTTCTACATACGCATATAGTGATTTTAATTTAAGTACAGGGCAAATTGATAATACAAGTGGTCCATTTGCTGGTGCTATACCAACAATAACATCTGTTGGAAATGGATGGTATAGATGTGCCATTACACTTGATATAGGAACTGGTGCTGGTGGTGTTAATGCAATTGTGTCTTACGCAACAGCAACAGGAGAAACTGCAGGATATGGACTTTTTATCTGGGGTGCTCAAATAAATCTTGGATCAACTGTAGATCCATATATTCCAACAGTTGCTTCAAATAAAAATAACGACTGGACTGTAAACAATATCTCTCTAACTGCTGGTACAACATACGACTCAGCGGTCGATTCACCAGTCAATGTATTTACAACTGCCAATGATGTTGGTGGTGTAGTTCCAGGAAATTATTGTACATTAAACCCTCTACAGGGTTATATGAATCAACAATATTATCAAGCTGGAACTTCTGTTAGTAATGCTAATTTAACTTTTTATGATTTGGGTAATGGCGGAAATAACAACTACTGTTTTGGTACAATGGCATTTAGTACTGGTAAATGGTATTGGGAAGTTACTCCAACTGCAGGAGCACAATATCTTACCACGGGAGTTAGTTTTAGAACTGACCAAACTTGGTATACAGGAACTATTGGTGGACAAGGTATTGGTTATGGTAATGGAAGCATTTACTCTTTCGATTCAACTGGCACTACTAGACAAAGCAGTCTCACAGCAATAAGTAATAACCAAGTACTTGGAATTGCTGTAGATGCTGATAATAAAACGATACAGTTTTATGTACAAGGTAATGCAATTGGCACTGCGCAATCTTATAGTGCTTATGAAACTAAAGGACAAGGGTTACTTGTTCCTCATGCAACATCTGCCAACGTGACTGGTGCAACATCTGTGTTTAACTTTGGACAACGTGCATTTGCATATACTCCACCAGCTGGATACAAATCATTGTGCACAACTAATATGCAAGCAATGGGATCATCCATGGTTGGTAAAGCTGCAGTTACACCAAATAAGTGGTTTGATATTAATGTTTATGGTGGTACTGGTGCTTCTAGAAATATAACAAATTCTGGTTTTCAACCAGATTTAGTATGGATAAAACATCGTTCTTCTGCAGAAAATAATAACTTATATGATTCCGTTCGTGGTCCAGGACTACGACTAGAATCGAATTCTGCTGCTGTCGAGTATAATTATAATGATAGATTAACTACTTTTAATAATAATGGCTTTGGTCTTGGTAGTGGATATAATAATACTGCTGGAACTGCTTATGCTGCATGGCAGTGGAAACAATCACCAATAGCTGGATTAAATATTGTTTCATATACTGGTAATGGATCAAATAATAGAGCAATCTCTCACAATCTTGGTGTTGTTCCAGATATGATTATAGTCAAAGATCTTAGTGTTGGATATAACTGGGACATCTATCATAAAGATTTAGGTATTAGTGCAACGCTTATATTTACATCTGCAACCACAAGAAACCAAAGTGCATTTGGTTCAACTGCGCCAACATCAAGTAGTTTCTTCACACAAAATAGTTATACTAACACTAGCGGAAGTAGATTAATTGCTTATGTTTTTGCAAAAGTTCCAGGATTTAGTGACTTTGGACTGTATGTTGGTAATGAATCAAGCAGTGGTACAGTCGTTCATACAGGATTTAAACCTAAATATGTTTTGATTAAATCTAGCAATGTTGCAACACAATGGTATCAGTTTGACTCAGCCAGAGAACCTAATAACGAGGTTAAGTTTCCTCTTTTCGCAGATACTGCTGCAGCAGAAGCAACAAATTCTTATGGTTTAGATTTTTTATCTAATGGCTTTAAGATTCGAGCACCCAATGGATATGGTTTAAACAACAGTGGCAAATACATTTACATGGCTTTCGCAGAGTCGCCATTCGGACTAAATAACAGAGCAGAATAATTAAAGAGATAAAAATGACTACTTACTACTTAAATGGTTCACCAATTACTGAGGATTCAAATATCACTCTAAATGGAATGACATATCCATATTCATGGTTAGAAGGTACTTCACCATCTGTTCGTGCATCGCTCGGTATTGAAAAAGATGGTGATGTTAATTATGATACCAAATATTATTGGGGTATTAATAATCCTAAGATTCTTGAAGATCGTGAAGAGTCAAATGAAGATGGTGATCCACTCTATGTACAAGAATACGATAAAGAAACTGACGCTATGGTAGATACAACTACTCGTTTAGTTGCAAAAGGATTAAAAACTACTTGCACTGCTGAAGTTAAATCAATCACTAATAATCTACTAAAACCAACTGATTACTACATTATTCGTAATGAAGTTGAATCTCTTGAGATCCCATCAGATGTTACAACGTATCGTGCTGCAGTCATTACAGAATCAGATAGAGTAGTAACTGCAATCGCTGCAGTTGACACAGTTGAAGAGTTGATTGAAGTTATGTCTTCAATCGCTTGGCCAGAGACCGAATAAATAATAGTATAGAATACAATTAAGGTAAATAAATGACTCGTCGCTATACTGGTGGATTTTTATCTGCAAAAGAACAAGCAACTGACGCTAACACAGCGAGTGGTATATTCACAGCGCATGAAGCTGGCGCATTAACTGCAGCTGGTATCTTTCCAACTGGTCGTTGGACTCCACAGCGTTCATTAAGATTTAGAAGAAGTGCGTCTGCTTATTTAACTAGAACACCAAGTTCTGCATCAGGACAAGATAAATGGACATTATCGACTTGGGTTAAAAGAGGTGCACTTGGAGATTCATCTTCACAAATTATAGGTGGTAATACAACAACTTCAGGTGGCACAAGAAATGTGCTTATTGTTGAGTTTGGTAGCGATAATACATTGCAGGTTTATGGTTTTACTAACGCTTCAGGATATTATTTTCAACGAGTATCAAATCAATTATTTCGTGACCCATCAGCTTGGTATCATCTAGTCGTTCAGTTTGATCCTGATAATGCAATTTCTGATAATAAAGTTATTGCTTACATCAATGGCCAACGATTAAGCTGGAGCACGTCGTCTGATTCTGGTGCTGCTGGCAATATTGGTTCTTCATCATATAGATCAATTAACAACACTTTTAGAAACGATATTAATGGTGGATATCAAGGTGGTGGTGTTCCTGTTTATTTTGGTGATCAATATCTATCTGAAATGTATATGATATCTGCAAGTCTTGTTGAACCATCTGCTTTTGCCATGACTGATCCACAAACTGGAACATGGATTCCAAAGCGTTATACTGGTACATATGGAACCAATGGATTCTACCTAGATTTCCGTGATAATTCTGCAGCTTCTGCTGGAGCAATTGGTGCTGATCGTTCAGGTAATGGTAACAACTGGACACCAAACAGCATTTCAGTAACAGCTGGTGTAACAAACGACTCAATGGTCGATGTTCCAGGAATTGCATCAGTATCATCACAGACTGATGTTGGTGGTGTAGTTCGTGGTAACTATTGTACTTGGAGTCCTGTATTTTTTGGAAATCTCGTAACATATAGCGATGCAAATTTAACTGCATTTTCCAGCAATAATGGTGTAAAGAATACCTATGGCAGTATTGCTGTTGATACAGGAAAGTGGTACTTTGAGGAAACTATTGCTTCGCAAAGTGATGCATATCGTGCTTATCTAGGTTTTGCGCAACCAATTAATGTGCCCGATGGATTCTATCTAAACGATGTTCCAGGATTCGCTGCTACGTGGAACGTAGGAAATACCTCTGTTAGTTATGGTACACAATCAGTACTTAAATCTTCTGGAGCTGGTTCGTTTGAGTTTACTACAGCTACAGTATCAGATACAAAATCTGTAGGTGATGTATACATGTTTGCCTATGACGGAACAAGTGGTAAAATTTGGTTTGGTAAAAATGGTACATGGTTTAGTTCTGGTAGTCCATCAACTGGAGCAAATCCTGCTGGAACTTTAAACACACAATTTAGCTATACACCAGCTTGCAATTTAAACGTAACTGGTGCTGGTAATTCTGTAACATTAAACTGCGGACAGCGTCCATTCGCTTATACTCCACCAGTTGGATTTAAATCAATAAACACTACTAATTTACCAAACCCAGTTATCAAGCGTTCAAATGATCATTTCGATGTTAAGACTTATACTGGTAATGGAACTTCACTGCAAGTTGGTACTACACAAAAACAATCTTCTGCATATCAGATTAATAAATCTATTCGTTTCCGTAAACCAGCCACTACTACTTTAAATAAAACATTTGCAATTGCGCCAACAAGTCGTACAACTATGACTATGAGTGCTTGGGTAAAACGTGGTTCTTTAAGTGCTAGTTCTACAATGGCACTTTTTGGAACCTCAAACAACTATGAAAACGTAACATTCTTCACAGACGATACTATCCGTTTTACTGGACCATATGCTTCTGCGCAACAAGGAATTTACGTAACGAATCAAAAGTTTACAGATACTACAGCGTGGTATCATATTGTAGCTGTATATGATACAACAAATTTAAATCCTTTGCGTCGTATGCGTTTATATGTCAATGGATCAGAAATAACTTCATTTAGCACACAAACAGTATCAAATATAAACAATACCACTACAGAATTTTTAGTAAACGGATTCACGACTGGTGTAGGTACAACTGGTGGATCTGGTACAGGTTCACTATTTGATGGTTACATGGCAGAAGTTAATGTTATTGACGGACAAGCCCTAACAGCAGAGTCATTTGGTCAATTTGATGCTAACAATAACTGGACACCAAAAGCATATACTGGTACATACGGTAATAATGGTTTCTATCTTAAAGGTAATGCAGTATCCACTGCAACAGGTGCAATCACTACAACATCTTCGACTTGGGATCAATATTTAAAGCGTTCAGATAATGCAACTGGTTGGGCAGCTTCATCTATAACCATCCAAAAATATCCACTTACTTATGATTTTGTTAAATCTGGTTTCCAATCTGGTTCTTGGGGTGCTGATTTTAGTTTTACATTACCCAGTGAACCAAATGGTAACGCAACTCCTGCTTACATTCAGTTTACTTTTACTGATGGAACAGAAAGAACGCTTTTTGGAACTGGTGGAAATATTCCTAGTATTAATCCCTTTAATGCTGGGCAATCGGGGGCATCTAACGGCAGACTTGTTTGGGATCCTGTTGCAAGAACTCTATCAGAAAATACCTCAACATATGGAGGATCTGTAACTGTAAATGCTACATATACAGGAAAAATATTATCTGGAATTAGAGTATATGGTGGTTTTAGTGGAAGCACTGGAACACTTGGATATACTTCTTTGTATCAAAACAATACGTTTGTATTTGGAACAGATTCTTCTGGTAATTCAAATACCTTTACCACATATAATTTAGATTTAAATTCTGGATCAACATACGACTTAATGTTAGACTCACCAACAGATACTGTAGATTCTAGTGGAAATACTGTTGGTAATTATGCTACTATAGATACAAATAATAATAGTGGATTAACAATTAGTAATGCTGGTTTGAGTTGGGTTGGTGCTGCAGGTGCAACAAGAATGGCTTATGGTACTTTACCATTCTCCAGTGGTAAATGGTATTTTGAATATACTATGACACAATCAAATAGTGGCGGAAACTGGGCTGCAGGATTCAGTCAGGCTGATGTTTTACAAGCAAGTGGATCAACTCCTTTCACCAACCCTAATACTTGGGGTATAATGACTGGTGGTAATGCAACAGTTTTATATAAAGTGAACAATAATGTGTTCACTAACCTAAGTGGTTTGTGGTCTGGAACATTACCTGGCGCAGTTATTGGGGTTGCTGTTGACTTTGACGCTGGCAAAGTATGGTTCTCTAAGGATAATGTGTGGGTAGAAGGTGATCCATCTGCTGGAACAACCCCAAGTTATACTGGAATTAATGCATATGGACAACTTAAACCAATTGTTTATGGATATAATACAGGTGATATTGGAATTGCAAATTTCGGTCAACGTGCATTTGCATATACTCCTCCAACTGGATTTAAAGCACTTAATACTAAGAATCTAAAAGATGTCGGTTCGTTTAATTTACCAGATACATTTGGTAATTATGTAAATACTCCAGACTTAGTTTGGATTAAACGTAGAAATAGTAGTAGTCAACACGTACTATCTGATACAGTTCGTGGACCAGATCGAGAATTATTTTCATCATCAACTTCTGCACAACAATCTGGTACTGGTGGGAAGTTTTTACGACAATTTGAGCCAAACGGATTTGAATTAGGTCCAAGTGATAGTGGCACTGGTGATGTGAATATATCTGGTGGAACATATGTTAGTTGGGCATGGAATCGTGGAAAAACTTCAGGATTTGATATTGTAAATTATGGTGGTAGGGGTGCTGGAACTACATTTGAGCATAATCTAGGAGTAGAACCTTCATTTGTTATAATAAAGTGTACTAGTACTACTGGTAATTGGATTACATATCACAAATCCCTTACAAGAGATAAATATTTGTATGTTAATTCAACTGGTGGAGAACAATCGCAAACAAATGCTTGGATTCCAACATCCAATAGTTTTTCTATAACTCAAGATTGGACTGATGCTGCTACTTCTGGAAGAAGTTTTGTTGCTTATCTTTGGGCAGAAGTTCCAGGATTTAGTAAGTTTGGCAGATATACTGGTAATAATGCAACTAATGGTCCATTCATTTATACAGGATTTAGACCTAGATTTGTAATGATAAAAAGAACAGATACAACAGGAAATTGGAGCATTACTGACACAGCAATAAATCCCTTTAACATTGCTTTGACACCTGCATTGCGACCAAATACTGCTGAAACTGAATCCACTGTAGGTACAGTATATGTTCAGCCGTTATCAAACGGATTTAAAATTACAAATAACAATTCTGATACAAATGCTTCTGGTACATATGTTTATGCTGCATATGCTGAAAATCCATTCAAGTACGGTAACGCACGATAAATAAATAATAGAATTCTTTAAGAGGAAAACAACATGTTCGCTTTAGTAAAAAATGAAACAGTAACTAACCCAATGACTCAGGAAACTTCTGAAGTAGAGGTTATTAAACTGTTTGCTCCGTACACAATCTGGGAAGATAAAAACGGCACTCAATACAGTCCAGATTATCTTCTATCTTTAACTGCTGATCAGAAACAAGATCTAGGTATCTATGATGTAGCTTATGCTACTCGTGGAGATGATCGTTTTTATTCAATCGTTGAAAATGCTCCAACTTTTGATCAAACTGAAAAGATTGTTAAAATCACCTTTACTTCTACTGCCAAAGATTTAGAGGATGGTGAAGAAGTTAATGGTATCACTCCAAAGGGTTTAAAATCTCAGTGGATTGCACAGATTAAACAAACTGCAAATAGTATTCTTTCTCAAACTGACTGGATGTTAGTTCGTAAAATTGAAAGAGACGTGGCTATTCCAGCTGCAACTGTGACATATCGTGCTGCGATTATCACTGAGGCGAATCGTTTAGAAACTGCTATTACTGCAGCTACAAATATCACTGCTCTTATCACTGCAGTTAATTCTGCATCTTGGCCAGAAGCAGAATAAGTCTCTGAATCGAGACTTAATTCGAACCCCACACTCGTGGGGTTTTTGTTTTTGCAGTCTGCAAAACGATAAATAAGAGAGTAGAATGGGAGATCTCCAGTGGCATCGATAGCAAATTTATACATAGATTCAGGCTCGACTTACAGTAATATTATCACTGTAGCATCAGCCACAGGCACAGCCCTAGATTTAACTGGATATACCGTGGCTTCTCAGATGAGAAAGTCTTATGGTTCTTCCACATTTTATACATTTACCACAAGCATTTATGATGCTGTAACAGGTAAGGTTAGATTACAACTAACATCGACACAAACTTCTGCGATTCCAGCAGGTAGATATCTTTATGATATAGAAATCACAAATACATCTACAACGGCAAAAACACGAATCTTAGAAGGTATTGTTATAGTAACCCCAGAAATAACACAGATATAATTATGGCAGATATAATTGCAGTTGTAGATGATCCCACCCAGTCAGTAATTACTGCCACTACTAGTACAGGTGGCACGACTATTGTAACAGGTAGTTCTTTGACTAATCCCCAGTCAGTTGAATCTCTGTCGGCGATCGGTAATGTAGATACAACAACACTTAATAATGGGGCAGTATTAGTCTATAAAACAAACACAAATAAATGGACTTCCACTACAATTCTTGATTCACAAGATGTAACTGGTGGACAATATTAACGGTAACGGAGAATAAAAGATGGCATCAATAATTAGAATAAAAAGATCATCGACAGCGGGAAATCCAACAACGCTTGGTGCTGGTGAGTTAGCGTACTCAGCACTTACCAATAACGACTCTAATGGTGGTGATCGTTTATACATTGGTATCGGTACAGAAACTGCTGGCGATGCAGCAAACCATATAGTTATTGGTGGTAAATACTTTACTGATTTACTGGATCATACTCGTGGTACACTAACTGCATCTTCTGCTATAATCACAGACTCTAGCAGTAAGATTAATAATCTTAAAGTTGACAATCTTGACTTAGATGGCAACACAATAAGTTCAACAGATACTAATGGTAACATTCTTTTAACTCCGAATGGTACTGGTAAGACTGTTGTTACTAATCTACACATTGGTGACACATCAACATCTATTGCTGAATTTATCTATGATACAGTTGGTGGTGCAGTAACTGGCACTGCGAACCAAATTAGCGTTACCAACTCTGATGGTGGTAATACTTCTACCATTGCTCTTATTAACACTGCAGTTACTGCAGGTAGCTATGGTTCTGCCACTGCTATTCCAGTATTTACTGTTGACGCACAGGGTCGTTTGACTGCAGCTTCTACAGCTTCTATTACTACTTCTCTTGGCATTGCTGGCGACACTGGTACTGATACCATTGCTCTTGCCACTGATACTATTACTTTTGCAGGTGGTACTGGTCTTACTTCTACAGTAAACTCTGGCACTAACACAGTAACTTTTGATATTGATTCTACTGTTGCCACATTACTTGGTACTCAGACTCTTACCAATAAGACTTTAACTCTACCAACTATCGGTGGAACAGGTGCTGCATTTAGTGGTTCTACTTCTGGTACAACTACTGTTGTTGCAACTGCTGCAGCTGGTACAACCACTTTAACTTTACCTGCAGCAACTGATACATTGGTTGGTAAAGCAACTACTGATACTCTTACCAATAAGACTATCTCTGGTGCGAGCAATACTCTTTCAAACATTGCTAATGCATCACTTACAAATAGTTCTGTTACAATTAACGGCACTTCAGTTTCTCTTGGTGGTACTGCCACTGTTACTGCTGCAGCTGGTACATTAACTGGATCAACTCTTGCTTCTGGTGTTACTGCTTCTAGTTTAACCAGTGTTGGAACTATTGCCACTGGTGTTTGGGAAGCTACTGATATTGGTGTCGCACATGGTGGTACTGGAACTTCTACTGGTTCTATCACTGGTACAGGCGCACTAACTTTCACTGCTGGTGGTTCAAATACTAACGTAAACCTAGTTCCAAACGGCACTGGTATTGTTGATGTTGGTGGCAAGCGTGTTGGTAATGCTGCAAACCCTACTCAGTCTAGCGATCTTACCACTAAAGCATATGTTGACTCAATGTCAAATGGTCTTGATGTTAAAGCATCTGTCCGTGCTGCAACTACTGCAAACATTACTTTAAGTAATACACAAACAGTTGATGGAGTTGCTCTTTCTGTTGGTGATCGTGTTCTTGTTAAGAATCAATCGACTGGTTCACAGAACGGTATTTACGTTGTTGCTTCTGGTTCATGGACTCGTGCCACGGACTTTGATAATAGTCCAGATGTTGAAGTATCTCCAGGAACATTCTTCTTCGTTGAAGAAGGTACTACACAAGCAGATAATGGTTATGTAGTTTCCAACGATACTGCAATTACTATTGGTACTACAGCGATTACATTTAGTCAGTTCTCTGGTGCTGGACAAATTACTGCTGGTGCTGGTTTAACTAAGTCTGGTAATACATTAGACGTAGTTGGTACTGCAGATCGTATTACTGTTAATACTGATTCTGTTGATATTGCTTCAACTTATGTTGGTCAATCAACTATCACTACTCTTGGTACTATCGGTACTGGTGTTTGGCAAGGCACTCTTGTTGCTGGTCAATATGGTGGTACTGGTGTAAACAACAGTGGTAAGACAATAACTCTAGGTGGTAACTTAACCACTTCTGGTGCTCATGCTACTACATTTACTACCACTGGTACTACTGGTGTAACTCTCCCAACTACTGGTACTCTTGCTACACTAGCTGGAACAGAAACATTTACCAATAAGACTTTAACTACACCAGATATTAATGGTGGCACTGCTGATTCTTTAACTAGCCTTTCAGTTCGTGATACTTCTGCAGCCTATGATGTAACAATCGCTGCAACTTCTTCTACTACTCTTACTGCTGGTAGAACATTAACTCTTGATATGGTTAATGCAGCAAGAACTATTAAACTTGCTGGTAATTTAGATATTGCAGGTACTGTTACTCATGCTGGAGCATTTACTCAAACATTTACTGCTACTGCAAATACATCAGTAACTCTCCCAACTACTGGTACTCTTGCTACTTTAGCTGGTTCTGAGTCATTAAGCAATAAAACAATTACAGGTTCTTCTTTTGCGGGTTCTGTTGCAGCAACTACTCTTTCTGCTTCTGGCGCAGTAACACTCACTTCTGCCACTGATGCTTCTGCTCTTGGTACTGCTGCTGTTGTTCTTTCTGGTGGTTTGTCTGTTGCTAAAGCAATGTTTATCGGCACTAACATTACTGGTGCTGGTGCAGCAACTTCTACTCTGGACGGATTCCAGATCGATGGCGGTACGTACTAAATAATTTTGTGAGGGGAGTTCTTACTCCCCTGTTTCCTTTTTTAAGGTTAGAGAATGGCAAACAAGGTTCTTCTTAAAAAGTCCTCTGTTGGAGCGAGAGTTCCAGTCGTTGGGGATTTAGATTACGGTGAATTAGCATTAAACTATGCTGATGGAAAACTGTATTACAAAACATCAAGTAACACCATTAAAAGTTTTACAGAAGATACTTCTGTTGTTACCCTTACTGGCACTCAAACTCTCACAAACAAAACTCTAACATCACCTGTTCTTGGTGGTATTACAACTTCTGCCTCTGGTAATATAGTAGTTAAACCAGCTACTAATATATTAGAAATTCAAGGTGATGGAACTTCAGTTGTTGGTCAGCTTCAATTAAATTGCCATGTCAATTCTCATGGGCAAAAGATTGCTTCACAACCACACTCTGCATCAGCTACAAATAAATTAACACTTCCTGGTGGTACTACAATTGGTAATGCTGATGCAGTTCTGGTTTCAGATACTGGTACTCAGACTCTAACTAATAAAACAATAGCTGCAGGTTCAAATACCGTTAGTGGATTAACTAACAGTAACCTTTCTGGTACTGCTGGTATCACTAATGCAAACTTAGCCAACAGTTCTATTACAATCAATGGTAGTGCAGTAAGTTTAGGTGGAACTGTTACTGTTACAGCTACTGCTACTAATGCACTAACAATTGGTACAGGTCTTTCTGGAACATCGTTTAATGGTTCTTCAGCTGTAACAATTGCGATTGATTCTACAGTTGCCACTTTAACTGGCACTCAAACTCTAACCAACAAAACTTTTACATCACCAACTATTAATGGTGGTGCATTGTCTGGCACTTTTACAGGTGCTCCAACTCTTTCCGATACAACAGCTTCTACATCTAGTACTACTGGTTCATTAAAACTTGGTGGTGGATTAGGTGTAGTTGGTAACATTTATGTAGGTTCAGGAAGTAAAGTTGGTTTCGTAAACGCAAGTAATGTTAGCACAGTTTATCAAGTATATAACGCTGCAACAAATAGTTTAGATACGGTATTTGGATAATGCCAACAATTAGTAAATTATTTTCTACAGGCATACTTCAAACAAGTGTCGTGCTTGATGAAGTTACTTATGGATCTATTAAAGTAAGTCCTACAGGAGTGTATGCTGCAGAATTTGATGAATTTACTGGAGCACCTGTTGTTGATTCTAGTTTACAACTTTGGTTAGATGCAGGACAAACTTCTAGTTATTCAGGAACTGGTACAACATGGACTGATTTAAGTGGTAATAGTCGCACTGGAACACTAACGAGTGGTCCAACTTATAGCAGTGCAAATGGTGGGTCTATTGTTTTTGATGGAACTAATGATTATGTTCAATGTACAGGATCTCTTACAGTAACAGAAGCAACATTTGTAACTTGGATAAGACGAAACGGAACTCAAGGACAATATGATGGTATTTTCTTTTCCAGAGGAACAAGTGTTACTGGAATAAATTTTCAATCATCTAATCAACTTGGATATCATTGGAACGGCACTACTAATACTTATTTGTGGAATAGTGGATTAACAATACCAGATTTAACATGGTGTATGGTTGCTGTTTCTGTTACAAGCACATCAGCAACAGCATATTTATGTCAATCCAGTGGAATTACCTCTGCCAC